TGTTTCCTACTCATGATCCTGTCCGCCCTCGCTTCCTAGCCCTCCAGCCTAGCCCATCGCGCCCCGCTTGGTTCACCCCTTGCGGGGCTTTTCGTTGCCTAGTGGGCCAGTCTCTCCTTCCTTCCCGTCGGCCCTTCCCGTCGCCCCGTCGGCCCCTTGGCTAGTGTCCCTTCCCGTCGGCCCCGCTCGCCCCCCCTACCCTCGCCCCCAGGATATCGGACATTGAATGTCCGACCCCCCCAGGACATCCCGTGTCCGCCCCCCGCGCAACCCGTAAGCCCCGCTTACCAGTTGGCCCACGCGCATAGCCCATAGGCAGATTCGGAATTCGGAATCCGAGATCCGATTATGGGGCGGTATCCCGCTATCATGGAGCGGTACAGCGATTTTCTCCCACGCCCCGCATTTTTCCTGTTGACGACTCAGCATGGAGCGGTATGGTGGGTCCCGACATGAATCCATTCCCTATTATCTCCGGTAAGAAGCGTTTCGGCCATGATGAGTTGGCCAGTCTTGATGTCTCGAAGAGCGTGATCCTGACATGGCGTGGCGCTGATGAGTCGATCACTGACGCGCAGTGGAATCAGGTGCGCTCCTTGCTGTGCGCTGCCCCGTCGTTGCTGACCGCGTTGGAGCGACTGGCCCATCCGATGGCCGACGAGGATGATCTGGCCTATGCGAAGGAAGTGATCGCCCGTGCGAAGGGGGGTGCCAAGTGACCCTTCCCCTTGTTCCCTTCCTGCGTCTGCGTGAGTGCGAGGAGCCCTTTGTGATGTGCGGTGAGCGGTGGCTATTCGTCACCTGTCTCCGTGCGGATGGGATGCCTGACATCGGCGTGTACCGCTTCTCGACGGACCTGACGCACGACTACATGGCGTGGCGAGAGGCTTTCAATCTGCGGTGAACAACGAACCAACGAACGACATGAAGCTCAACGAGATCAAAGCGGCGGTGCTGGCTGGCAAGGTGGTGCATTGGAAGAACGGTGCCTATCGGGTCATCTTCGATCCGACGCGTGGCAGTGTGGTGGCCGGGTTCCTGATCGAGTGCGTCCTGAACGGGGACTGCATCGGTCTTACGTGGACCAATGGCGTGACCATGAACGGCGAGGAGTCGGACTTCTTTGTGGCTCCGCTCCGTGTGACTGCGACGTTCCGCAAACCCTGCGGTGGCGTGGTGACTGATGACTCCTACCATGAGCCGGTGGCCGAGGCCCGTGAGGCTGCGGCTGAGGACGCGCATCGGTATGGTTGGGAGCTTGTGGGTGTGGAGGTAGGCCACAACTAACTGTTATGGGATCATGGATAGTACCGAAGCAGTTACGCACATCAGTCTCTGTACTGGGTACGGAGGAATCGACATTGGGCTTGCGAGAGTTATCCGAGGTATGCGAACGGTTGCTTATGCGGAGATCGACGCATTCGCGGTCGAGTGTTTACTTGCGAGAATGGAAGCGGGCCAACTTGATGCGGCTCCGATCTGGACTGATGTACGGGATTTCCCGTGCGAAGGGTTTCGAGGAAGCGTGGACATCCTTAGTGCGGGGTATCCGTGCCAGCCGTTCAGCCACGCTGGATTGCGGAATGGAGCGGACGATCCCCGACATCTCTGGCCAGCGGTGCTTCGATGCGTCGGGTCAATTCGACCTTCCGTTGTCTTCCTTGAGAACGTCGAGGGCCACATCACGATGGGACTCTCCAGCGTCATCAGCGATCTGGAAGAGCTGGGTTACTCGGTCTCGTGGGGAATATTCAGCGCGAGCGAAGTCGGCGCACCTCACCAACGGAAGCGGGTGTTCATTCTTGCGACCGATGCTTCCGACTCCGTGCGCGAACGAGGACAGCTTCCGGCTCAATGGATCGAGCCAGCAATCAAAGACACTAGAAGCGATGGCTCGGCGCGGGGAACTAATAACACAAGCGACGAGTGGGCCAATATCAATAGCTGGTCCATTAGCCCCATCATTTGTAGAGAAGATGATGGGATTACCAATAGGGTGGACCGATTGCGCCTCCTCGGAAACGGAGTAGTCCCCGCCACCGCCGAACTCGCGTTCCGAACCCTCGCCCGCCAGAGCCTCGTGTACCCCGGTTCCGGTCTCAACACCCTTCCCGCCACCTCCGACGCCTCCTAGGGCCATTTCCGACGCTGCGCGGGGCATTCCCGCAACCGAGCGATCAAGCGATGAGCAGGAGGGTTTTGAAAAACCGCCGCCGAGCGCGGGGCGTCTTCAAACGCCCCCGCAGCGTCTCGGCGTTGCGGTTTTTAACTCCCTAGAAGAGGGAGTGACAAGACTCCCTCTAGGGAGGTAGGAGGGTCTATGGGAACTTTCTGGGGAGGGGTGATGGATTTATTGCCGTTTATCTTGACGTTTTTCCGGGTGGAATCTAAGTTGTTTCCACCATGAGTTATCTGGACAATGGATCTACCCTCCGCAGCATGTTCCGGTTGATGCTTCCGCTTCGGCATGACATCGACCCTTCTCGGTCTGAGGTTATCAATCACATAAAGGACAACCTTCGTTGTGATGTTGGCCGTGCGATTCGCGCATTCAATTCGATGCGGAACAAGAAGTCGCAGGTGTTGGTGTATGACATGGTTCACCGTCAGTGGCGCGGGTGCGACTGGGTGCCTGCGGAGGAGGGGGACAAGGTGGCGTTGCTGACGCGCACGATCAACGAGCTGAAGCGCGAGCTGTTCGCGTTGCAGGCGGAAGTGCGGAAGCAGGGGAAGTTGATTGGCCAACTGGAGCGCAAGCGTCGCAAGCGTGAGGAGGAGGAGGAGGCTGAGGAGGAGACCGTGGAACCTGCTCCCGAGCAGCAGCAGCAGCAGGAAGAAGCCGCTGCCCCCGAGAAGGAGGAAGCGGCTCCTGCGGTATCCGATGATGATTGGTTCAAGGCTATGCGCGAGGCCCTCGCCGCGCAGGAAACGCCTTCTTCTCCTTCAGCTCCGCCCCCGTCATCACCATCGGGTTATAACTTTCCCACAAAATACCGTTGGGTGAGTGCTGAAGGTTTAGTACCCCTGACGTAAGCCGTGATCCCCGCTTGCAGAAGGCCAGTTGGAAGCGTCGAGGCTTTGACTGGCCTACTTCTACCAGAACGGCGATCTCCCGCGCCCAGTTGGCAAGCTCGGAGCTTCCGAAGCCAGCGTGGGCCAGCTCCATGGTGGTGAGCGGTTCGCCGTCCTTGCGCGTGGCCTTGGAGATGTGGTGCATCCAGATCCAAGCGACCTTGGTCTCGTGGAGGATTGGCTGGAGCTTGTTCCGCAGGAACACGGATACCTCGCCCTGATCGCTGAGATCGCCACCGAAGTAGGAGAACAGCGGGTCACCGATGATGATGTCGAGTTTGGAGCGGTTTATGAATCGGCGGGCGTAGGCGAGGAACTGGTCTCCGGTGCGGACGGCCTCGGTGCGGAAGTGGAGATTCTCTTGGAGGGCACAGATATCTGAGACCTGCATATTCAGCCCTTGGACGACCCCCTTGAACGCTTCAGCCAGGTCGCCCCGGTCGTTCTCGGCTTGGACGATGCCGATGCGGAGTGGGCGCACGGGCGCGATGCCGAAGAAGTCTTTGCCCAACGCCCAGCGGATGACGATCTGCATCATGAGCGATGACTTCCCGATTCCGGTGCCGCCGCTGATGATCATGGAGGAACCACGAGTGAGCCATCGTTGGCCGATGAGGTTGTCGGGATCGTTCTTCGGATCGAATGAGATGAGGTCTTTGACCGTGACGATGGTTGCCTGGTCTTCGGCGGTCTCGCGCTGCGCGAGCCATTCGTCCCATGATTCGGGGCCGATGTGGGTGCCGATGAGGCGTTGGGCGGAGCCATCGCGGTATGCGCCGGGGAGCCGGGAGAACCTTGCCGGGTTCTTGTTCTTGGGATCGATGCCGGGGATGGCGGCGTAGATGATGTCCCGGCGGGCTTCCCATTCCTTTCGGTCTGGGGCATCGACCCGGACCCATGCGTGGATGGACTTGCCACCGCTATCGATGAGGGCGGTGATGGGCATGCCGGTATCGCGCAGTACCTTCTCCTGCTCGGCCTTGGGTCGCTCGTCCATTTCGACGAGGACATGGCGGTAGGCGGAGACATCGTTGTCCGATCCGCTGTAGAGGTTGGGCTTGAACGGGTTGATGCGGACGAAGACCCCGTTGCGGGATGGCGAGAGGATACCGGCACCGGGCTGATCGTGGCGGGACAACCACTCCTCGCGTGTGATGAATGAGCCACTGGTCAGTGGCCTGCCATCCTCCTCGGACACATTGTCGCAGATGCAGATGGTCTCGCCCTGGGAGAAGCATGCCTCGATAAAGCGTCTGAACTCCGAGCCTGCGGGATCTGGTTTGGTGAGCGGGGCCGTCGGCTTCTTGAAGGTCACGCGAGTGATATCGAGCGGCTCGACCGGGCGGTGGTCCGAGGCGTTGGCGAGGTGGCCACGAGGCTTGTCGTGGGGTTGATCAATGGCCTGCCGGACCTTGTGGGCC